AGACATATACTTGAATCAAGTCTATTTATACTCAGAAGACTTTCAGAGGCTCTTTCATATAGGGTTGCTGACATCCTTGAGTACGCGGACTTTAAAGAGGAGTTCTTGAATCAGATTGGAAAGTATAATGCAAATACGCTAGATCAGATAAAAGACCTGTACTTGTACGACTTCGGTATATTCATAGAGATTGCTCCAGATGAGGAGGAGAAGGCGCAGCTTGAGGCAAACATTCAGATGGCGCTATCTAAACAGGACATTAACCTTGAGGACGCTATTGATATCAGGGAGGTAAGAAATATAAAACTTGCTAATCAGTTATTGAAATTCAAGCGCAAGAAGAAGCAAGAGGCTGACCAACAACAGCAGATGCAGATGCAGCAGATGCAGGCGCAGACACAGATGCAGTCGCAACAAATGGCAGCACAGACTGCTCAGCAGAAGATACAGCTTGAGGCGCAAGCGAAGATGCAGCTTGAGCAGACCAAGACAGAGATGAGCATACAGCGACTTGACGCTGAGGCTAAATACAAGTTAATGCTTATGGAGCGCGAGTTCGAGATGAATATGCAGCTACAGGGCATGACTCAAGAGCAATTGAAGCAGCGAGAGGAGATGAAGGAAGAGGCTAAAGGTAAGCGTATAGACAGGCAGAATACACAGCAGTCAAAGCTTATCGAGCAGCGAAAGAACAACCTTCCTCCAATGAGTTTTGAATCAAACGAGGACAGCTTGGACGGGTTCGACCTTGCTGAGTTCTCACCCCGATAAAAATAAAATCAATAATTTTGCATAAAATCAAATCAAAATGGCGGAATTTAAAGTAAGAGACCTCGGAGAGGTAGAGTCAAAGTCTGTTCAGGAAGTAGAGAAAGAACTTCTCGAAAAGCATGAGCAGCAAATGAAGGAGGAAGAGCAGGCGACAAAAGAGCCTGTTGTAGAGACGAAAGAAGAGGCTCCTGCTGAAGAGCAGAAGTTTGAAATAAAAGACGAAGACGTTCTTTCACATATTAAAGACCGATACGGTAAAGAGATAAACTCACTTGATGAGTTGTTCTCTGAAAGAGAATCATCCCCTGAATTACCAGAGGATGTTGAGGCTTTCTTCAAATACAAGAAAGAGACTGGTCGTGGTCTGAATGATTTCATGCAGTTGAATAAGAACTACGATGAGATGGATTCAGACATGTTGCTTGCGGATTACTACAGGCAGACAGAGGAAGGTCTGGATGATGACGATATCAATGATTTGATTGACTCAAAGTTCGGATACGATGAAGACCTTGACGATGAGTCGCTTGTAAAGAAGCAGAAGTTAGCCAAGAAAAGAGAACTCAATAAAGCCAAGAAGTTCTTTAAGGAACAGCAGGAGGCATACAAGGTTCCGCTTGAGTCAAGCAAGGAGCCTGCTGACGCTAAGTACGATGAAGAGCTTAGGTCTTATCGAGATAAAATGAAAGAGGCTGAAAGTATCGAAGCTGAGAACCAAAAGAAAAGAGAGTGGTTCAGCAAGAAGACTGATGAGCTTTTCAATGACGAATTCAAAGGTTTTGAGTTCAATGTCAATGATCAGAAAATCACCTTCAAACCAGCGGATGCGGCAGAACTGAAGACAAGTCAGCAATCACCGATGAACTTCATTAACAAGTACATTGGAGAGGACGGGCTACTAAGCGATGCGGCAGGATACCATAGGTCACTTTCGATTGCAATGAACCCTGACAAGTTTGCCAAGTTCTTCTATGAGCAAGGTCAAGCAGCAGCGGTCGATGGCATGGCGAAGAAGTCCAAAAACATTGACATGGACACTCGCAGAGCGCCAGAGGTCACTAAGAAGGGGGGAATGCAAGTAAGGTCTCTAAGTCAAGACTCAGGTCGAGGCTTAAAGATCAGAAGTAAACGAACATAAACCTTTTAAAGAAAAACAAAAATGCCTTTAAACCCAACACCAACATTTCAGTTGCAGCCAGCCCCAGAGCGAGTGGCATTGGAGAGCAACTACATTACAAACTTCGACTTCTTGAATCAGTATCTTCCTGATACTTACGAGAAAGAATTCGAGCGCTACGGAAACCGAAGCGTTGCATCATTCCTGCGTATGGTAGGTGCTGAGATGCCAACTAACTCTGACATGATCAAATGGGCAGAGCAGGGTCGTCTTCACACTAAGTACGTTGAGGTAGGTGCAGCATCAGCATTAGCAGGACAGGCTTCTCAGGTTTTCACAATCAACGATGCTTTAACTGGTCAAATCGCAATTAGAGACGGTCAGACAATCGTAGTTAGCTGGAACACTGGAGCAGGTTCTAACAAGGCGATTGTTAGCGATACTGATTACGCGGCTGGAACATTCCGAGCAAACTATTACGAGGCAGCTGGTTCTGTTGCACCTACAACTGGTGCAGGAAACGATGATGTTACAATCTTCATCTACGGTTCTGAATTTGCAAAAGGAACCAACGGAATGGTTGAATCTCTTGAGGCTGAAGACGAAATCTTCGACAACAAGCCAATCATCATCAAAGACAAGTACGCTGTATCAGGCTCTGACATGGCTCAAATCGGATGGATTGAGGTGACTACTGAGAACGGAGCTACAGGATACCTGTGGTACTTAAAGTCTGAGCATGAGACTCGTCTACGTTTCGAGGACTATCTTGAGACTGCAATGATCGAGGCTGTTCCTGCCGAGGCTGGTTCTGCTGCATCGAACTTACTTGCAGGCGGTCTTGCTGGACAGGCTGGTTCTGAGGGTATCTTCTTCGCTGTAGAAAACAGAGGAAACGTATTCGGAGGTGGTAACCCAACCACCCTTGCTGAATTCGATGCAATCATCCAAAGACTTGACCGACAAGGTTCTATCGAGGAGAATGTTCTTTTCGTAAACCGTCAGTTCTCTTTCGACATTGACGATATGCTTGCTGCACAGAACTCTTACGGAGCTGGTGGTACATCATACGGATTGTTCGACAACGATGAGCAGATGGCATTGAACCTTGGATTCTCAGGATTCAGAAGAGGTTACGACTTCTACAAGACTGACTGGAAATACTTGAACGACCCAACCATGCGTGGTGACCTTCCTTCTGGAGCGGTTAACGGTCTTCTTGTTCCTGCTGGTTCAACAACTGTTTACGACCAAGTTCTTGGAAAGAACGCTAAGCGTCCATTCCTACACGTTCGTTACAGAGCTTCAGAGACTGAGGACAGACGATACAAGACTTGGGTAACAGGTTCTGCTGGAAGCGCACGTAACTCTGACCTTGACGCTATGGAGGTTCACTTCCTATCTGAGAGAGCAGTTTGTACGCTTGGAGCGAACAACTTCGTTATCTTCGAGGACTAATTGTAAATAACGAGGAGGGCGGCTTAGTGCCGCTCTCCTTTTTTTTTCTTAACTCTAATCTAAATTCAAATGAAAACAAAAGAAGCACCACTGGTGGATAAACTATACAAGCTAAGGAGAGATGTAGCTCCCCTATCCTACATCCTTCCATCACGAAACAGTCACAGACACCCTCTGATGTACTTTGATGGAACAAGCAACAGAGCGTTGCGATACTCACCAAACCAAAAGACACCATTCGAGGACGAACAGGACAAGAATGTTATTCTTGAGCCAATTATCTTTGAAGATGGATTCTTGAAGGTTCCTAAAACAAACCCTGTGCTACAGTGGTTCTTAGAGATCCACCCAGACAACGGAAAGAAGTTTGAGGTTGTTGACAACGAGAAAGATGCTGAGACAGAGCTTGAGGTAATGAACTATGAGGTTGACGCTCTTATTGCAGCAAAACAACTTGGTCTAAATGACCTTGAGCGTATCGGTAGAGTAATCCTTGGGCGTGACGTTACCAAGATGAGTACAGCTGAACTGAAGCGTGACGTACTTGTCTATGCGAGAAGAAACCCAAAAGAGTTCTTGAACACATTGAACGATCCTATGACAAATATGTCTGCAACAGTGGCGTTGATGTTCGACAAAGGACTTCTTGGGTACAGAGCAGGCAAGGATGTACACTTCAACCTTCCAAACAACAAGAAGCGAATGCTTACAGTTCCTTACGGTGAGGACAGAGACTACATTGTAGCTTCATACCTACAATCAGATGAGGGACTTGAGACGTTCAAGCTCCTTGAGCCTATGTTAGAAGATTGATTATCTTTGTAGCTTAAACATTAACCCATAACATTTTTTATCATGCAAAAGTTTTTGAAAATCGTACTTAGTGACGCACCTACACTTATTCCTATCGACAAAATTCTCGGAGTAGAAGTTGGAGCGAACACGCACATCAAAGTACTGACAGGCATTGTTGGGCATACTGCTACTGCAGCTTCTGAGGTTCTTGGATATCAAATCACAGCAACAACTGCTTCTGATGCGCCTAAGACAAAAGAGCAGCTAACAGCTTTTGTAGCTGAAATGAGTAAAGCTCTT